TCCGCATCATCTGGTAAAAAAGTTCCACTAAAAGATATTGAACCATCATTTATGCTTAATGGTATATTTAAATATGTTGGAAGTGATGGTGAAGCAACATATAAAGAATCTTGATCTAGATAAACATTTTGAACATTTGAAGTATATTTACTCAATGATGGATATTTGTTTTTATCAGTATTAGATAACTGAACTTTAGATACATTTTTTTGAACAATATATGTTTGATTTATATTTAAATTTTGATTTGATCCAAGTAAAACACTAAAAGATTTTTCATCATTAATAGAAGTAATATTTGTAATCAGTGGATCACCTGAAGAGGGAATTAAAGATATTGAATCTCCTAATCTAAAAGAATGATTATCAGGCACAGTAAAGGTGTATGAACCTTCAGCAGCATTATCTAAAGTTGAAATTCCGGAAACTGAGTATTTTACCGGAATATTGAAAAACCAATTATTTGCTTTAACATCTTTACTATCAATACCTAAAGTTTTTATTTTTACAATATCTCCTTTTGAATAAAAAAGAGTATTATCAGGTATCGGTAAATCGGATAAAACACCAAGAATTCTAATTTTTACTATCTCTTCGTTAGAATATCCATATACAAAGAAATCTGATTTGACTTCTGTTGCTGAAGGAATGTCTTGAGTAATTCCAATACAATCTAAAAATTGATTTAGTGTTTTTGACGCATAAGTAACATTTAAAGATGTTCCATTATCAAGATCAATAATTAAGTTCCCATTTGAATTTGGAAATGCTACGGTAGAGTCTACTTCTAGTGTTGTTGATCCAGAAATTACTGAAGATACTGATACTATTCGTGTTTTTGGGTGTATTTGAAATTTTCCATAAACACTTCCGCTTGGTTGTATATCTTTATCATAATCCGAATCTAAACTTATAACATAATAATCTTTAGATTCTCTTCTAATTTTTTCAACATTAGTTATAGTTCCCTGTGCTCTGTTTATATTTTCAGTTTCATCTTGGTAGAGAGTTGTATTTACAAGATCTTCAGGATTCCCTTCGATTTTTTCTACAACTAAATCAGAAGTGATTCTATATTGTGCGCTAGATGGTTGAATTAAATAATCTCTAGGTCTAATGACTTCAACATTTTGTCCATATAATGCACCAAATAAAATTTTAAAGGAATTGTCAGTTCCTTTTGAAGAATAAAAATCAATAGATTGCTTTACAAAAAGTCTTTCATCTAAATCAACATATAATTCTCTTTCTTCAAATCCTGGGGTAATTTGCTTTTTAACTTTCTTGAAAAATTCTTTAAGAAAAAGAATACTTAAGTTAGATACTTTTGTGGATAAGATATGTTCTTCTACTTGTGTTTCAGAAAAACTTAACTGATCCTTAATTTCGTATGATGTAGTTCCATCGAAACCACGAATGCACCCTTCAAAAGATGTAGACGTTTTTGAGGTATATGTAATAATCTCAGAATCTATTAAAATAAGTCCATATGAATCCGGAAATCCTAATGTTGAATCAACATTAATTGTAGTATCAAAAAATGTTACATTTGATGATAATTTAGTTGATTCAATTAAATTTGCTAAGTTATCAACTTTAATATATTGATCAATATTTTGAAGTATATCACTAGTGTGTCCATCACTTTCTAATGAAATATAATATTGTGATAAAAATTCAGAAACAAGAGGAAACTCTTCTTTAACAAACTCTGGAAGTTGATTTTGAATGATTGAACTGATTTTGATTCTGGTTTTTCTCATGTTATTATATTCTTACGAGGTCTCCGTTAGTGTAACTTGATGTAAATTTATAAGAAGATCCAGATATATCTGAACCTGAAGAAATCTCATCTGATAACATATTTAACGTAATGTTATTAATATCTAGTTGTAAATATAAATCTTGCAATCCAATTACATCATTCGATTTTGGAATAACTGATATTTCAATTATTGGTCTAGAAAATGATGATTTTGAGGTTGAAATTATATTAACTGGATATAATTTTATTTCACCTTTAACATAATCAATTATACCAACATTTCTTTTTACAATTACTGGTTGTGTACTTGATTGCAATTTAAAAAAGAAAATAGTGCCAGTTAATCCATTAGAGTTTGGGATGTCTGTCAAATAAAGTGTTTCATTAACTCCCGCTATATTGAATCCAGAAGATTTAATATTATACCCACTTTGGGTTTTAATGTGAAATTGATTGCCATAGCAAATTTCATAGTCTGCAAATGTATTCAATACTACACCCAAATCACGTCTCATTATAACTTTAGTAATGTTTGAGGTAACTGCACTATTTGAATCGTCAATAATTTTTAAATATTTGCTATATTTAAATCTTGCTCCATACTTATTAAGTTCTTTTGAGTTTGTATAATTTCTAATGTTAGATAAAATAACATCCTTGATAGTGTTTGCCTCAAAAGTTGAATTTGAATTATAATATGCAGTGGTATCTGTTTCAAGATAAAGATATTTTAGATCAATAATTTCAGGAACAATTCCTGCTACGGAGTATCTTCTTAAAGAACTTTTAATATTATCCTTTATTTGATTAGAAACAAATGGTCCATTGATTGGTTTAATACTAATAAACACCCTACCATACTTTGGTGGATTTAAATCTTCTCCACCAAAGACTGATATTGATTCTGCTTCCGAATAAATCGTAGGTATTATGGTTTCGTAATCAGTTGCTGTGACAGCACGATTTTGTGATGAATACTTTCTTGGAGCATATTTTCTAATAGATTCTACAGATTCTATTTCTCTTCCATTTTGTGAAGATGAATTTGTAGTAATAAGTGAAATGCCAGTTGTTACAACTCTATTATTGTTATCAACAATTCTCCCATTGAAGTTGAATGAAGATGCTCCATTTGCACTTTCTCCATTTGTAATATTATAAGAAACCTCAATGTAATTTAAATTGTTTAATTTCTTACCAAAAATTCCATCACCAAAAATTAATTCATATCTCTGATCTTCAATTTCTTGAATAAAAAATACTTTTGATTCTGAACTTATATCAAATAAATTCTTAGATAATTTAAAAGAATTTTTAACAGTAGATAATTGTGTGTCCCTTACGAAGACATTGATTGAATCTATATCAATATTAGCATTTTCTAAAATAAATTTTTGATTTGGATTATTTGCATCTACATTGAAATTATTAACAATAAATGTTCCTTCGTAAATATCTACATTTTCAAATAATGCAATTCCATTTATTACCGGAACAGTTATATCTTGAGGAATGATGAAGGAAAAATTTTGATTACCAAAACTAGTACTTGTAGTAGCAACAACCCCACTCTTAAGAGTTAATGTGAGAGGATTAGTTGTAAATTGAGTTGTGTCTATAAAAAATGTAATGTTTGCTTTGGATGCTGAACGGGAATGAGGAACGTATCCAATGTTTCTTGCAAGAGATACTACGTTCTCGCGAAGAGTAGCGCCATCAATAAACACCTCATTGCTAATCATATTAGCATTATATGAGGATATGTAAGTATTATATGCGAGAGTATCAATTATAATTGATAGGTTAGATCCTTCAAAATCATAGTCCGTAAAATTGGAGTTCGCCCTAAGATACTCGCGAATGGAGGATTTTATTTGATCAAAATCTAAATTTGTAAAATTTACTAATGCCATTATCGTGTTGACTGAAGAGCGAATGATAATTGTTGAGGAAGAACATCAATCCCAACAATTCTGTAATTTATAGTAACATTAAATTCATTTTCATCATAATTTGGAGAAACAACTACATCAATTAGATTGACTCTTGGTTCGTAATTATTAATAGTATTTTTTATTTCATCTTGAATAACTGATGCTGAAATCTCATCCATATTTTCAAAAAGAGAACGACTTACTTTAGAACCCAAATTTTCATTAAAAAATCGTTCTCCGGGCAGAGTAAATACAAGGTTTCTTACTGAACGTGCAATTGCAGATTCATTTTTAAGACCAATAAGATCATAGTTCAGAGGATTAACCTGAAATGTCATACTTATATCTTTAAATCCCTTACTTATCCTCTCTAGAGGCATAATAATACAGATAAATCTGTATTATTTATTCAACTTTTTTTACCTTCATAAAGAGGTTCTGTTCCATATTCCCAATCATCATAATCTTCATCATTGCGAATTTTTTCATGAAGTTCATTTTGAATTTGAAAATCATGTTTTTTAGGTGTCAATAAATCATTATTAATTTCACGGAGCATTTTTTTATCCAAATGATCCGCTCCCCAAGTTTGTCTCATAAAATTTACATTTCTATCTGACATTGTGTGTCTCCTGATTTAATTAAAATCAGAACTTTTAAGGGGGTTTCTATCCCCATAGAAAGAAATTCAATTGTTATCTATCTATAAAAAATGCAAGACATAAAAAATCCGCCTATAAAGCGGATGAATGAGAATTATTTTCCTTGACCTCGGTATTTTTTTCTTGCCTTATTCCGAGAAGTTGAAGCATATTTTGTATGCTTTCCAAGACCCTGACGGGTAGACTTGGGTTTAGATTCAATTTGATCTGAACTTAGATTTGGTCTTTTTGCCATAGTTTAAAATCTCCAATCAAATAATACGAGTTTTTTCATGACCTACACGAATACGTGGATCACACCAGATTTCAAATCCTTTTTCAATTGCATCAAGACAGAATGAAACGTCTTCACCACACATATCCTGAACTGCACCAGACTCAAAGACTTGCATCTTTGGAGCAAACCATGGATATTCAAGATTCTCAAAGACTCCGTGCTTAATGAGTACCCAACCAAATCCAGTGTAATCAACTGTGAAAGGTTTGCGACGCTTACCAATTGATTCAACATTTTCATGATTCATCACTCCACCGTTCTTACGGAAGTCATCTTCTTCTAACCAGTGTGCTACTGAGGTTGTGTGACCATCTTCAGTAGCATACCAACCGGCAACAATTTCTTTCTCTTTCACATTACCCTCTTCATCAGGTTCTGTTAATGCCATATCACAAAGTTGCCAAAACTTTTCTGTATTGAAAACAATATCAGAGTCAATCCAAAGTTGATAATCATAATTAAGTTTTCCATCCCAAGGAATTTGCTTGGGACCACGAAGAACATTTGCTCCTAAAACTTTACAACGTGCGAAATTAACCATTGATGAGTAGTCTTGAGAAATCTGAATACTCATTCCATTTTGAACTAAATCAAAACATAATTGAACAAATGCTTTGAGAAATGTAAAAGAACACCCTCTACCTGGAAGGCAGAAAACAATTGATTTTCCTTTCATTCTATTTTTGATTGCATCATAATCCCAATCTTCAGTCTTGGGAGTTGGTGCTGCTGCTTTTACGGTGAAACCTTTAGCCATAAGTT